TAAAACTATGGTTTCAGCAAGACATTGAATCAATAGTTTTTCTGCCACTTCATCTGCCAATGTTCCACGTCTGATTGCCCTACGGTGAGGTTTGCTAAGTGCCTGAAATCGTTTTTGATAATTTGGATTACCTATACGAGCAATCCGCATTTTCAGACCTTCACCCATCTCATGAACTACACCTTCTTGTTCTTTCGTTGAATCTGTTCCAAATAACTTTTTTACATCAGCCATTGTTTTACTCCCCCGTTTAAAGGTTAAAGATTTACCATCTGCTATTATCAAATTCAGGAAGATCTTCTTCCTCAACTTCTTCTTCAAATACTACTTCAACTTTTCCTTCCAACTCATCCTCAATAATTTCAGGTACTGGATCTTTGATAACTTCAGGTTCAGGCTCACCAATATGTCTTACACGATAAGGCCCACCATATTTATCAATGGTGATTGGCGCATCTGGATCAAAGTCAGCCGAATCAACTTCATATAATTTATTCCAATACCCATGTACAGGGTTGAATTGGTCTACTATTACTGTTCCCATGTCAGACTCCTCTCAAATTAAAAAAATTATTGACAAATTAACTATAATACTTATATTAACTGTATAAAATGACAATGAGAAAATCCTTTAAATATAGGTTATTTGTTAATAAAACCCAAGCAACTAAACTTGGTGAATTTTTCCAATCAGCCAGATTTCTATACAACTGTGCTCTGGAACATAGAATTATTTGTTGGAAACAGTGGCATAAATCCATCAGTTACTATGATCAATGTTATTCCATAAAAGAAATCCGTAGTTTTAATGATGGCCTTGCCCAACTCAATTACAACTGTTCTCAGAATATTCTTAGAAATATAGACAAGGCATTCCAAGCCTTTTTTAGAAGAATTAAACAAGGTGGAAAACCAGGTTTTCCTAGATTTAAAGGGAGAGATCGCTTTCATTCAATTACATTTCCTATCTATGGTAATGGCGTTAAACTCAAAAATGGTAAATTATATATTCAAAGTATTGGTTATATTAGAATTAAGCTTCATAGAAAAATAGAAGGTATAATTAAAACTGTAACCATAAAGAGGCAAAATTCCAAGTTTTATGCTTCTTTTTCTTGTGATGAAGTTCCACAGAATGTTTTACCAAAGTCTAATAAAGAAGTTGGAATAGATGTTGGAATTAAATCCTTTGCTGTTATGTCAGATGGCGCAACAATTGATAACCCAAAATATTTAAAACAATCAGAAGCTAAAATCAAGGAAACTCAGAGTAAGTGTTCCAAGAAACCAAGTAAAACCCTGAGAAAAAAGTTGGCTTGTTTACATACAAAAGTTAGAAACCAACGTAGAGATTTCCAACACAAACTTAGTAGAACGATAGTAAATGAATTTGGTTATATATTTATTGAAAACCTTAAACCAAGAGACATGGTAAAGAATAGCCCTAAAGTCTTGAATAAATATATAAATGATGCTGCATGGTCGCAGTTCTTTGGTTTCCTTTTTTACAAAGCCGAAAATGCTGGTAGAAAGTTAATTAAAGTCAATCCAAAGAACACTACGCAAATGTGTTCTCAGTGTGGAACAATTGTGCCAAAGGATCTAAGTGTTCGTGTACATGACTGCCCACACTGTGGGTTGGAGATTGATCGGGACCATAATGCTGCTTTGAATATTTTGGCGCTTGGGCGGAGCGTTTTGCTTGGCAAAGAAGCCATCAACTTTGGTTGATGGAGCCGTCACAGGACCAGATAAGCGCAACGAAAACCTCATATCAACACGGGGCACATCAACAGAGGAAAGGAGGAAACACCTATCTGATCCTATGCGGTTGAGATCACTTACGCAGCAAACTTATTGATCTGAAGTGTGTACGTGTAAGCTGAATCTCTATACGCTCTAAAACCAAGGGTTTCCATTACATCCTGATCCTGCCCACCAACATTTATACCATCAGTTTCAAACTCAATCTGAGGCATATCAATGATATAAGCATTACCATCAGTATCCTCTACTTTGTAAGATATTGAACTTGGGGTACCACCTAAATATTTATCATAAAGGCTGTTATCTTTAAAGTAGGCAGTTAACGTACCAGTGACATCGCATTTACCAACGCCAATATCACAGTTACCTAAAGTGGCAAGTGCTTTCAAACCACGAACATTATTGGCAAGGGTAACATCCAGCCCCTGAACCAGACAGCTGGCAACATCACTTCCACCTTCACGAACCTCTGCAACATTGCTAACTGCAGTAAGAACATCATTAGTTCCAGCAGCATCGGCAGCAAGTGCTAGAGATGAATTCTGTGCCAAACTCGCCGATGCACCAATGAAATCAAAACTACCAGTAAGAATTGACCCTGCTTGTGCAGCCAGATTAAGGGTGTTAATAACCTGCCCCAAAAATGTAAAATGCTGCCCAGTAGCCAAACCAGCATGTGACCTGATCACAGAATAACTATGCTCTGTCGTGCCATTACGTAAGTAAGAACCACCAACAGCAACAGCAGCGTTGCCTGAAGTGGCAGTTGAAGCTTGCGTCTCAGGAACAGGGGAAACTGTTATGTTATTATGGTCTGTCTTTGCTGTAATCTGGTAGTAGCCACGGTTTGTGGCATTTGTGCCGCCACTAATCTCAATCCATTGCCCAAGAGTAGCAGTTGTGAAATTAGCACTTTCAGAAGCACTACTAGCACTTACTGCACCACTAACATTAAAGTCAATACCTAGTGCTGAAATAGTCAAGGCAGTTGACCAGTCACTCCACAGCGCCCCTTCCAATAATTCATTGAAAGCGTCATAACTAAGCTCAAAATTAAACCCGCCCGTAGTATCTGCATCGGACTGGATTAAATCGGTGATCTGCCTATCATTACGAATCTCTGCGCTGGTTATATTCGTAATATTGTAAGCAAAACTTTCCCCAGTGAAGCGGAGTTCTTGAAACGTACAAGATGCAAGCGTACCCCAAGTCACTTCCTCTCCATAGTATAATGATGTTCTGTTACTGTCGCCCATTTTTAAATACCTCCTTAATCGGTTGAATTAATATAAAACTGACCTTCAAGGAGGTTCTGACGATAAAGCAATAAATATGGTTAAACTGTTTCATTTTTTATTCTTTTTGTATTCAGCTAATAGTCTACTTAAATTAGTTTTATAGCACTCACACTCGCAGCGCATTTGAAAAACTGGTTGTCTAATACATTTTGGCTGGCCTTTGCAATCCAAAGGTAACTCTTTCGCCGCTTGATTTTTTATCTCGTCCGGGATGTGCATTTTTTCTGATCTCAAATGTGTTTAATAATCCACAATGCGCTCTGGTGCATTTTATCTCAATTACTGCAAATTCACCAATGTCTTTTATCTTGGCTAGTAACTTTTGGCATTTTTGGCATCTGCATTCGCCATCTGCATCTGAAGAAATAAAACCAATTCGCATCTTGTCATCTCTTTGCGCCCTGAGAGTTCATGAGAGCAACCACAATCGTTGTCCATATAAAATACATACCCAAGCCCTACGTGGCGTTGGCCAAGGCTTTGTCTGCTTGGAAACTACAAATCCAGCTAAATTGGTAAAACTCACCCACGTCGCCCACACGAACCGTTTTTGGTGATCTACAGATAATATCACTAAAATTGGCATTACGAAAAATATCACCTAGTGCATCTGAGTACCCCTTGGCAGTTTGTGTACCAGTACCTGTAGGGACCATAATAGGAATATGAATAATACCAATAATTCTATGACAGGGTATACCAGCCATACTAATTTGGTTTGAGTCAACCTCATCAATTAACAAACGAATAAAGGCAGTACTTGCCTCTGGAGTATAAGGAACATTATCCCAAGATATATCTGTACTAGTCCAATTATCAGATAGCCTGCCTTCTATTGCTGCACGTATATCTTGTCTAAATCCCATATTACTTTACTGTCCTAGTTGTGGTTGTTTTAACAGATTGCACATGTTTTTCAATATCGTTCATTGCTTTTAACGCTGCTTTTTCATAGACTAGATAATACCCACTACCACCCCAACCAGCATATTCAACATTTCTTGCCCAACTATATCCATATTTTGTGGAGTAACCAACTGAATTTGAGATGATAATTGTATCTGTGTCTTTGATGTTTTTTATTTTGGGTAACTGAGCACGGGCAATTTCACGGGCACCTTCTAAGGACATCTCACCCACATCTTCGAATACAGTATCACTTGTATCTTCTTGATTAATACCAACCCTATGACTTGCGATGTACGAACCTGTTTTAAATGGAGCTGGTTCATTATTGATAATGTCTGTCAAAGCACCCTTGGCAGTTTCTTCCAACAAAGCACCCATCTTTCCTTTGACATCTTTAATGATCTTATCAAATTGGAGATCATAAGTACGAGAATTGAATGGTGCGTATGATTTTGCCATCTATGTTTTCCTAACGAAGATTTCAAAAAGAGCTTCTGCGGGGTCAGTTTGCCACCAAGTGACGTTCCATTTATCACTACTAATTGTTACATAATCACCAACTTTGGGTGTGACAGAAATATCGTTATTTGCGACCAATAGTTTTCGATCTGTCATTAAGATATCTCTATCTTGGATTTCGTCTGAGTTAATTTCATCAAAAATAGTTTTTATGGTTGTATCAGTATGTCCTGATTCTGTATTCACACCTGTTGTTGAATCATAACTAAATGTACCCAAAGAATGATAAGCCAAGCCCGTAGTACTAACATTTCCAAAGGCTGTCACGATATTTTCAGCTGCATTTTGAAATACTTCTTTCAGGCCCATACTATTTCTTTTTCTTCAATGATGGATATTTCTTGTATACCTTCCTACGGACAGCAGCTTTTTCTGCTGGTGTGCCATGTTGTGCTACTCTTGCAAGTGCATTGACTGCATGGCTTTTGTCAAAAATTGGGTATCGCCTTCCTGAGAGGGCAAAGTTTTCTACTTTAATTTGCTTGCGTCCTCTCGTAGTCAACTTTGGCATTTATCGTCTCTCTAATACTCGTGGAATAGATGCCATTTTAGTTCCGTAGGGTTTAACTATCGCCCAGACTATTGAGGGTATCGTTGGTATACGATCATATTTGTCAATCACCATTGCCAAACTGCCTGCTTTCAAACTCTTAAATCCT